AGTTGATCCGGAATATGAAGTAGAATATTGTGGTGAATTTACAAAATTATTTTTATGATATAAATTATATGAACTGCTGTAAGTAAATCCAGAAACTATATTTCCGATTAGCAATTTATCATTGTTAGTCAAAGAACTTAAACTAAAAATTCCAGACACATCTCTTAATATTGATTTTTCCTCATCAAAATAATTTGCTTCACTGAAAGAAAATGTTGTACCAAGTGGTGTGTTTTTGAATAACTTTATTAAAGTTGTTCTATCAGAATTATCAAAGCAATCGGAGTAATCGATAAAACAACTTGCCCCTATTATTGATACGGTTGGGGATGAATTTAAATTACTTTTTGAAAATACTGGATCAAAGGTAGACCCGTATATTTCAATACCATAATTAGTAGTTGAATTTACTAAATTTAAAGTATAATCTAACATTTAATTTTAAGATGCAAAATATGTAATTATTTGAGATCCAGAGTTTGATAATAAATAAATTTTATTTGTATTAATTACATTTAAAGAAACACTTTCGCCTGGATCTAGAGCATAACCGTAAGTAATTCCTGAAGTGTTTCCTATAAAAACAAAATCAGTATTTGTAGAAAGTGCTTTTATTTGTATTTCTGCAGTAGTTGTATATCCAGATGAATCTAATGCACCGGCAGAAGAACTTAAGACTGTTACTCTACCGCTTTTAAATGTACTTGGTCTGCCAACCCCAAGACTAGCAAAATCTGTTCTAAGGCCAACAATTTGGCCGTACATCGCTGTAATTCCGTTTAATATACTGCTGTCGTTAATATTTATTGGGTTGCCGCCGCAAATACCCTGTACAGAAAAACTAGAACCCAAAGTTGCGCTTATTGTTCCCTCAACAATACTTACTCTAATGGCACCACCAGAAGTTCCTAGACCCGTTCCAGTAGCATCAACTAAATGTGTATAAATGTATGTTATACCATTTGGACCCCAAACTGAAACAGAATCTGTGGATTTTGAAGTTGGTCTTCCGCCAGTTACCTCTATTCTTGTTCCGGATTGTGTAGAAACATAAACCGGAGATCCACTAACACCTACAGAATTTACAGTTCCGCTTACGGTTACTGCTCCACCACCAGATCCCTGCACTGTAATTGGACCGGTAAATCCAGCAATAGTCGCTGTCAAGCCGGCAGCAACAGTTACAGGTAAAGGATTTGTCCCAGAAACAACAGTTGCTGCCCCTGTTACTCCATATGCTAATTTAATTAATTGAAAGTGGGATGTAATGCCACCAAAAATAGCAATATCTGTTGCTACAGATGCGGTCATTCCAGATGTTTCAATAACAATGTTTTCGTTATTATCTACTGCCATTTTGTCCTCTAAATAGTTCTAGAATATTTAGGTGTATTAAATTATTGATTTTTTTATAAAATATGGTAATATGTAAACATGTATATTGATGATAAAGCCAAAGAAATTTTTTCTAATAAAGTTTTAAAAAGAGTGCAAGCCACAAATTTATCATTTATGGAATGTATTTTAGAATTATCGGATGAAATGGGAATCGATCCATCTACAGCCGGAAAATTATTAACTAAACCTATTGTAGAAAGAATTGAATTGGAAGCAAAAGATTTACATTTAATAAAAATTAAAAAAAAATCAAAGAAATTACCAGTTGACTAATTTTTTTTACGAACTATACTAAGCAAAGAAAGGCCGAGGTAGATCCTCGGGAATTATTATGGCAAATTTTTCAGATTTTAAAAAGAAAAGCAAAAATTCAATAACTTCATTAACAGAAAAAATGGAGAAGCTTACTGCAAAAGAAAGCTTCAAGGATGAACGTATTTGGAAACCAGGAATCGATAAGTCTGGTAACGGTTACGCGGTTATTCGTTTTCTTCCAGAAATTAGCGGTGAAGATGCACCGTTTGTTTCCATTTATAGTCACACCTTCAAAGGTAAAGGTGGTTGGTTTTATGAAAACTGCCCAACCACTCTAGGAGAAAAGTGTCCAGTTTGCGAAGCAAATACTGAACTTTGGAATAGCGGTATTGAAGATGATAAAAATATCGCTAGAAACAGAAAACGCAAGCTAACATATATTTCAAATATTTTGGTAATTGAAGATCCAGCAAACCCAGAAAACAAAGGAAAAAACTTTTTGTACCAATACGGAACTAAAATTTTTCAAAAAATCCAGAGTTTGGCTCACCCCGAATATCAGGATGAGGTTGCTGTAGATCCATTTAATTTTTGGACTGGTGCTGATTTTAAAATTAAAATCAGAAATGTTGGTGGCTATGTAAATTATGATCGAAGTGAATTTGCAACTCCAGCACCGCTGTTTGGTGGAGATGATAAGAAGCTTGAAGAACTGTGGAAAAAGCAATATCCACTAAAAACTTTTGTTGCTAAAAATGAATTTAAGAGCTATGATGAGCTAAAAGAAAGATTCAAGAAAGCAACTGGAGATGATATCAGAGCCCAATTTACTGCGGCGAAGAGTATTGAAGATGATGTCGAGGAACCATCCTCAGTTACTGAAGACATTGAGGAAAAAGATCCATTAAAGTATTTTTCTGAAATGGAAAATGATTAAAAAAAATCCCCCGAAAGGGGGATTTTTTTATGCCCAATATGGCCTTTTGCTTATTCTATTCAATCTATCAAAAAACATTATATTTTTTTGTGATATCAATATTTTTTGATCTGTTAGAGGTGCACTATTCGTAACTACATTTGCTTTTTGAGAAACTTGTTTGCTTATTGTATCAATCGCAAAACTTAAAGTATTCATTTTTTTATAAATTTCTACTTGATCTGATTTTTGATTTGTTAAATTTTTTTGATATGATTCTGCGGTTTCAATCCTATGACTTTGTATAGCTGCTGCTGGAATAATTCCTTCCATTGGTCTAACCAATTCATTGTTGACAGAGTATAAACTGCTTTCAGCTTGTTGGATATCCTGGGAACTCATTGATTCAAATGATATTGGATCAAAAGAAATTGTATAATTTTCTTCATTTACTTTTGGCATATCTAAAAATGGACTAAAAGCCATTTTTTCTGAATCCATGTCTAAAGAAAATTGATTATTTGTTTCGTTCATTTGAACCAATTGTAGGGGTTTGCGTTGCGATTATTTTTTTGTTCTTCTATATGATCCATTAATAGTTTAACATAAATTTCTCTTTCCCAAACCATCATGTTTTCCAAATCCTCTAGAGACCAAGAAAAAGAATTTATTAATTTAAAATTTGATTTATAATAATCGGCAAGATCAAAATATCTTACCGAAAGATAAAAAAATCTAGGTTCCCTCCAATTTCTTTTTCAGAACCATCAACAAGTTTAACAGAAACAGAAAGCCTAGGTTGTTCTGATAAAAATTTATCAAATTCATTTATCATTTTTAATGGAAGATTATCTATTAAATCTGATAACTCTTTTGGTAAAAATTTTTTAACTTCATATATTTCATTTTTTACAATAACTTTTTCTATTAAAAGTTTATATAAATTTTCTTTTTCTAAAGATTCCAATTCTAACAATTCTACCACTGTTGGTAATTTTAATTCTAATTTAACATTTTCATCCAGTTTGATTAATTTTGATGAAATTGAATTTAAACATTTGATTTCATTTATGTTTATCTCATACCTATTATTTTCATATAAAACTGTAATAAATTCATCTACACTCTTTGACCTTATTAGAAGAAAAAGATATTCAGCTTCGGCTAAGCACAAGTTTGAAACATCTATTCCTTGAACGTTGTTTTTTAATATCCTAATTAATGCATCTAAAGCAAGTTTTTTATTATTTTCTTGTAAAATAATTGCTATGTTTTTTGCATCTTTTACTTTAAATGGAGTAAAAGAAACTTTTTTCTTACTTACTGGCAAATCAGCAGAATATAAAGGTGAACTTGTAGATAAATTTTGTAAAAAATCCATTATTAAACTCTTTCGTGTTTGTAATCTTTAAAATTAAATGTGACTGGATATCTCAAATATTCGTTTTGAGTTTTACTGGAAAATGTTATTGGCAGTGTTTCCGTGGGAAACACTTCATTAAAAGTAAACTTTGAAACTGGAACTCCATTTAAATTTAGTACATTTAAAATTAATTTACAAGGTTTAACAACCTCATCATAGTATCTAACATTATAAGGAGTTGTAATATTACCGACATTTGAACCACCACTATACAGAGAATTAAACCAATCATTAAAAAACAACATTATTTTATTATCACCGGTTACTGGAAAATTTACTGTAAAGCCCTCTTGAAATCTTTGTCTTCTGGGTATTAATCTTCCTGCACCATAACCAGGCAAATTGTCTGATGCGTGATCTATTGCTCTAACATTTAATAAAAAATCTTCAGCAATATATTCTGTATCCAAGTATCTTGCTGCTGCCTGTGGTACGTTTAAAAAGAAAATAGAGAAACGATTTAAACGCTGTACGCCATTTCTTGCATTAAAGTAATTTTTTAAACTGTTTATTGTATTATCAAGTGGCATCTGCGAATAACTCTTTCTCAGTAAGAATTTTAAATTTTATATTATTTTTTACACAATAAGCCTCTGCTGCTTTCCATTTTGCGTTATTAATTATCCAAGTTAATTTTTCTTTTTTAGAAGCATTTTCTTTTAACACTGTTTGCTTTTTTGGTTTAACTTCCAGTAACCAAGATTCCAATCCATTTTTTGTTTTAACTTGAATTAAAAAATCAGGTATGTAATTGCAGATTTGATTTTTAACTGGGTTCATGTAAGGTATTGCAAGTTCTTCTGAAGACCATTTGACTATATTTGTATTAGTATCACAAAACTTACATACAGAACGCTCCCACAAGGATCTGCAGACAATTTTATCTGCGTTTCCTACGTATTTTTTCTTGTTTATAGGGTTATACAGAGTTCTGTAGGCCATTTTAAATATTTATTATTCTAGGCCGGTGCTATCATCTCTTACAAATCTCATCACATTTTTCATATAAAAGGAGGACCAATCCCCTTTTATCATATCCCACAAAACTACTCGATTGCCTGCTTGGGGAAAATAAAAATTATATCTTTCCTCAGTTCTTGAAGAAGGAACATAAGGCTTGTAAAGTGTTCCTATTAGTTTGTCCGGTTGACCATTTACCTTTTTGTATTCTACACTGCATACACCATATAAAGCTTCTCTTATTAATTCATATGTTGAGATGTGATCTGTTTTATAAAATTTATTTTTAGTTATTATTGTAACATCAAATTTATAGTCAGTGAACGGATCAAAGACATTCATATCATCACCGAGCCTGGCAACAGTTTCAAAATTTGAAAATGATCCGTACTTTCTAATGATAAGACGTTCAAAAGTTTTGTCTTTTATTTTTAATTGTTCATATTTGTTTTTTTGATATTCTGATCCCCAATATTCTTCTGATTCGCTTGCAGCACGGTCCAAAGGATCTATAACTTCATTTTTAAAATAATCATCTATTTGATCTATTAAAATATTGTCATAAACAATTGGAATAGGCAGAGTATCATCTTCAAACCTATCAATGCCAGAACCTTCAATTGGATATCTTAAAGGTTGTTGGGTTTTATTTGGCTTTGGTAATTTCATCTAAAATTGGTATTTGGTGGCCTAAAGTCACCAACCAACATGTTTCTTATATCCGTTTGTTTTGTCGAATTTTGTTGCGGAATAAAATGCATGTTTGAATTTTCTTTTAATATTGAAGGTCTATTTTTAAACCTTTTTTGAACATCTCTTATTGTATCTTCTAAACTTTTCATAAAAATATTTATTAATAAATAATTATATGAATCCTTTTAATGATCATTTAATTTTTTCAAATAACATTTATGATAGCGCGTATATAAAAAGAAGTATTTTAGAAAATATGCTTGCCAATAAACAACAGCCTATTTCTAAACAAAGACTTTCAAAACAAGAGATTCAAAATATTGTAACAACACAAGGTGGTTTAGATTTAGCTCCAAAAATGGATCAATCTGCTACTAGAACGACTGTAGATCCCCTCCAAAGCATGACAATGCCATCCATGCAAGGGCAGATGATGCAACCAGGACAACCTGGAATGCAAATGTCACAACAAGAAACAGAAGCAGAAGCAGAAGAAGAAGAAGAAGAACCAACCGAAACCAAAAAAAGAAAATCAAAATTAGCAGGATAATAAAATGAATAACTTTAACGACCATTTAAATTTTACAAATAATATTTACGACAACTTATTTGTTAGAAATCAAGTTCAATATTACAAAAATTTATGTGAGCAACTTCAAGAAAAAATTAATATGCTTGAAGCAAATATTCGGTCTGCTTCAGAAATTGAACAAACCGGAAAAGAAGAATTTGAAAAGGCCCTTGAAAGGAAAAGAAGAGCAAAGCGCGAACTAAGCATGCAAGAGATTGAAGATACTGCCGTTGAAACAATTGCCCCATATACTCAAAGAGCTATGAAGAGACAGCGTTTAATTACTACAGCAACGGAGCAGCTTCCAGATGTTGTAAAGAGCGGAGATGTGGGAACTGCACAACAATATGCTGATGTTATGGGTGAAATATCAAAAAGAAATATTTCAGGAAAAGTTGCTGGTTATGGAAACCTTGCTCCAGAAAATGCCGAAAATATTAAAGGTGGTCAAGAATACATTTCCAAAATGACCAAAGAAATAAGACGCACCGGTGGAAAAACGCTTGTTCCTGCAGATATTGCTGCAATGAGAAAATTTATAGCTATGGGTAGAGGTCAGTATAAAGCACCATTCCCACAACCAGGACCTGAAACTACAGGTATGATACCACACAGCTCAAACGCAACGTATTGAAAAAATTTAAAACTCAAATAAAAAGGGAGCCCCACAAAGGGCTCCCAATTTTTTTCGCTAATTTTTAAATTTACTTCTTTTCTACAGAAACTTCAGCAGCCTTTTCAACCTTGTGTTGGGCTTTCTTTCCATGCTCTTTGTGGTTGTTCAAACCAACGACTAACGCAACTACAGCAACGGCCAAAATAAACCATTCAATTTTAGTAACTTTTTTCAATAAATTTTTAATTTTTGTGATCATAATCTTTCCTTTTACATATTTATCTAAATAATTTTATGGATTATTTGACGAAATATTACAAAAATTTATCGGAACAATTGGAAGCAAAATACAGAAGACTTTTGAATGAAGTAGAAAGTCCATTTCAAGTAGACAGTCCACTGTCTGCAGGTGGCCCCGGAGAGGATCCAAATACAAGAAACATTGCTAGTGTAGAAACTGCTGGTGACTCTGTACAACTCCAATTCCCACCATTTAATCCAAACAATAAAGTTTGGAGACAATCTTGGCAAGGACCCAATAACCCCAACAATCCACCCTGGAACAGTTGGGCTTCATTTTTAAATGGATTATATCAAAATTGGAACAACAATCAATGGTGGTTTGATTCCCAGCTTGCAGATCTTGTTTACACCATTTATGGTGATGATTACAACTGGCAAAATCTTCCAAATGGAACATTCCAAATAACTGAACAGATGAAACTACATACCTGGAATTGCTTGCAAAACATGATGATAGCCGGAAGTCAAGCTACAAGCCAGTGGAATTCACGCGGTGCAGCTTCTACCGTTCTCACAAATTACCAACGTCAAGTAGGAAATTATTCCGGTGTCCAAGATTATTACTCCAACTTCTCTACAGACATAGCAAATTACTGGTTCGGCGGTCAAGGTCAACAACTTACTCAGTTCCCACCAACTCAACCCTGGAACTCTCCTCCAGGTTACTTACCATTCCCCGGAGCCCCAGTATTTGGTTAAATAAAAACAATTTTTTTCGAATAAACTTTTTGGGCCCCTTCGGGGGCCCAAAATTTTTTATGGCATATGGTGTATTTCAGAAGAAGGGGTCAGAACCCAAAACAATGGACAGAACGCCGTATAGCCAATCGTAGACGACTGTATGCAGGTTTTCAAGAGCTTGGGTGCCCAAAAATTTTTTATAGCATATGGTGTTTTTAAAATATTTTGAGAAATTTGAGAATATTTGAGAAAATTTGAGAGACTGGGGGAGCTAGCCGTTTTTACCGGACCTCCCTAGATGGGACCCAAATCACTACTCGGACACGCATTCCGGCTGTGTCAATAAAAATTTAACAATGCAAATTATTTTTAAAAACAAAGATGCTCGGCGCTTCGCGCCGAGCATCTGAGGGCTGGGAGGTTAGCCCTCCCCCTCCTCTCCCGGTTCCTCGCAGTACTCGCGCTCCTCATCGGGGTTCGCGTTGCGCTTGGCGAGATTGATGATCATCGCGGGGCGGGGGGTTTCTTCGTTGGTGGTGCTGTTGAGCATGCGCGTAGTATAGCACACCGCCCCCTCGGTTGCAAGGGGTGCGGTGGAAGTTTATTCAAATTTCTTTCGGGGGCTTACATCTCGCCCCAACCGGCTGATGCCAGCCAGTCGTTATCGGCATCCCAGTCCTCGCGGGTCATGCTCCCGCAGGCATCCGCGAACGCCTGATTGTCCGCCTCACGGCTCGCGTCCTCAAACGAGGGCTCGGCGTGCTCGCCGTTCCTGCGCGCCTCGCGCTCGCGCTCGCGCTCCTCTTCGCACATCGGGCAGAGCGAGTCCGTGTAGGCGTACTCGGGGCGGTGGCAGTCGCAGGGGAAGTGTTCGAATTCGTTGGGGTTGGTGGTGGTCATGCCCGTATGATACCACACCTGCGGTCTGGTGTCAAGCCCACACGCAAAGAAATTTATTTCTTTCTTCCCCCTTGACATCGGCTACCTGGCATGGTATCATACCTGCATGAAGCGCACCACTTCCACCGATCTCTACAACGCACTCACCCGCCTGAACGCTGCCTTTGGGCACGATCTCACGAAGGTCACTTCCTCCACCTACATGATCCCCGGATCATTCCTCCTGCAAGGCGCATACGGTGGCTGGCAGTTGCAGCGCATCGTGCCCGGTGGCGGTGTTCACTCCGTGACCTCCGGCTACCGCTCCAAGCGCGAGGTGGTCGAATACATCTACGCCATGCTTGACGGCGCGGCTATGATGGAGCAGCACATGGAGCGGACAGCGCAGACAAACTAACGAGGTGGTGCTCGTACCAGCCGAAAAGGATTCGCTCCCTGCCCCGATTCGTTCGGGGCTAGGCTGTTTTATGGCTACTATCAGCGTGGGAGGGCCACGCTGATAGTTGTTACCGGACTGGACGAAATTTCTTTATTATTTCTATGCGCTGGGATTGACATGGCGGGCGGAGTCTGGTACAATACGCGCATGAACAGCACCACCTACCGCTACGAGACTGTCCGCACCCGCGCCACCGAATCCTTCGTCGCGCTTCTCGGGCAGGCTACGCTCTTCGACCTGCACGCTGCCGAGCGTTGGTACAACGAGGCTAACGAGTTCGCGGATTCGCTGACCGTCATCCGCCCCGAGTGGAACATGGAAGTCGCGGCTAGCGTTGTCTCCGCGTTCTCGCCCCGCGTGACTTGGGCGCACAATAAGGCCAAGGCGCTGCAGTACGCGCAGGGCATCACGCCGAAGGGACTGCGCTCCCATGTCGTGGCGGCGGATCGGTGCTGCCGGATGGGATTCGATGCGCTCAACGGCCCCAAGACGAACGCATTCGCCCGTGCCATCGCGGGAGACTCCGGCGCGGTCGTGGTGGATGTGTGGATGTGCCGTGCTGCGGGACTGGGCAAGGATGCGCCGAACCGGACCGAGTACCGCGCCATCGCGGACGCGATTCGCAGCATCGCCCGTACCCCGACCGTGTGCATGGCTCCCGCCACGCTGCAGGCTCTGCTGTGGATTATCGTCCGGGGGAAGGCGGAATGAACCCCCGTCCCGGACGATTCGTGCATGAGGCTTTCCGCTCGGGGATTCGGCTCCGTCCCAAGACCTGGGGCAAAAAGAGCAGGGATCCCCGAGCGGCGAGGAGGGAGGGAAAGCGGGAAGTGGCTCGGGAAGTGTGAGCTACTATCAGATGGGCCTATGGCCCATCTGATTTTTATTGGACGCGGCCTGATAGTAGCGGACGGGATTATTTTTTTAAATCTCCCCCTTGACAGGACGCCACCCACCTGATACAATACACGCATGAACAGCACCACCAACAACAACGACATCGCCCTCACCACCCCCGCGCAGATCTGCGCCTACCGCGAACTGATGATCTACAACGGTCTGAAGTTCGAAGTCAAGACCAACGGCAAGATGCGCCTCACCCGTGGCGTGTCCTGCTACGCCCTCGCCAAGCGCGAGTACGGTCTGAAGGGCAACCGCGTCAAGGTTCTCGCGGACCTGAAGGCGACCCTGGAGTACAAGTACGGGATCACGCTCACCTAACCCCCGAAGGGGGGAGGGAAAAGATTTTTAATTTTCTTCTTCCCTCCCCCTTGACACGCACCCAAACACAAGGTAGAATTCAACCATGATTACGACCTTCCTCATCGCCACCACCATCGCCACCACCGATCTGATTTCTTCTCCCTGCCAAAAGATTGTTTGCAGCACCGACCCGTACTGCTGCGAGGTGGCGTGGGACATTGTTTGCCATATCGCTGCTAACCAAATCTGCTGCACCGGGGACATCAACGACAACGGTGTTGTCGATGGAGCCGACCTCGGCCTTCTCCTTTCTTCTTGGTCTATGGGCGGGTTGAACCGGGCGGATCTGAATTCGGATTTGGTTGTGGACGCGGCTGATTTGGGTCTGCTTCTTGGTTCTTGGGGAACTTGCAATTAAAAAAGTTTTCCCTTGACTTTCGCACCACGACCTGCTACAATACCGACATGAGCACCACCGTCAAGATTCCCTCGTCCGTGACCCACGACCACGCCTACGCCTACGGCTTCCTGACCACCATCATGGTGTCTCTGGAAGATCACGCCCGGAACACCGACGAGAACAACATCGTGGAACTGCAATACCTGCTCAAGCGGCTCAAGGAGCAGGTGGCACTCGCCCGCGGATTGGACGCGGAAATGTCCCGCCGTGCCGATGAGCGCATGGAACGAATCATCAACGCTTAAAGGGTGGTGCTAGGGGGCTGCGGCTCGTTGCCGCGCCCCCACCCGACCCACCAAGAAAGAAAAAGAAAATGAACCCGAATCAAGAAATCGCCCTCCTGCTCCGCACCGCTCTCTCCAACGGAGAGATTGTCGAAGTTTCATTCCGCAAGGTGGACGGCACGACCGCCGGGTGGCGCAAGATCACGCGCAACCTGACCCTGATTCCGAAGGATCAGCGTCCCAAGTTTGTGCGTGGTGAGAACCCGCACTACATCACCGCCTTTGATCTGAAGAAGGGCGGCTGGATTCGCTTCCATGAGGATTCCATCATCGGAATCATCAACTTCAGCCGGGAAGCCGAGCGCGTCTTCTCCTAAACAAATACGGAGGACTCTGTAGCGTTAGCCTGGGTCAAGAGTCCAGAACCACCGGTTGGTGCAACACCCGGCGGCATGAAGGTGGCCGAGCCTTCAAAACCTCTGACCCGTTCCTCTTTAGGGCGGGTCATGTTATTTGGACTACTATCCGAAACCCTCCTGGGAGGGTTTCGGAGCCTGATAGTAGACAGGACGGAATATATTTGGTTTTCCCCCTTGACTTCGCGGACGGATCGGTTACAATGCCAGCATGACCAACGACACCGACCACATCCCCTACGACGAGTCTGACCTGTTCGACACCGACGAGGCCATTGCCGAACTCATGCAGGAGGGCTACAGCGAGACAGAGGCCCGCCGCATGGTGGGCGAGTACGACCCCGATGACTACCGGGAGCACGACGATGACATCCCGGAGATGGATGACTTCGATGCCTCTGACTTCGTTGACGAGGAGGACTTCGATTGATCACCTTCAGCCTCACGGCATCCTTCAAGCCCACGCAGAACAGAGGATGGATTCACCGTAGGTTCAACGCCATGCTCCGTGATTTGCAGTACGGCATCATGCATTCGATGCTTGGGACGGAGTTCTACAGACGAGCACCATACTCCATCATCCACGGAGAACTGAACGCAGACCTCTCCACCTACACTCTCCTCATCACGATGCCCGCTGCGGGTAAGTCCGACTACCACAAGATCGCCCACTACCTCGCAAAAAGCAAAAAAAATTACTGTGTCCTCTTGACACACACCACCGAACCTGATACAATCCCCCCATGCGACAGCCACCCCGAAACATCCCCGACCGTCCCACCACCTGCAACATCAGCGACCTGCTGAATCAGATCGCGGACTTCATCGACCGCAACCCCGATTGGGCAGAGAACCCCGACAGCCTCAACAAGATGGCCGTTGCGTACAGCATCCTCACGCAGAACAGCGAACCCGACATGGTGACGGACGAGGAGTACGAGTTCGTCATCAGCATCAGCACCGCCCTCCGAGAAGGAATGAACAATGGCTAATCCCCGCAACAACTTCAACAACTTCTTCGACAACCCCCGTCCCGCGATGGAACAGTTCCGCCCCTCGCCCCTCAAGGTGGTGGAGGCTCTGATGGTGCTGACCTCGCAAGACCATGAGTGGTACAAGGACAAGACCAAGCGGGTGATCCTCCTGTCCACGATGGCTGCTCTCGCGGATGAGATCAAGGAGGCTCACGCCAAGAACCTCTCCCGACAGGAACTCGCGGAACTCCTCCCGGTTCACGCCGCAGCGTTCCTGATGGTGCTTGGCGACCTCGCCTCCGCTACTCTGGAGTACGCTTCGGAGGAGGAGATCGAGAAGTTCCACAGCAGCGATTCCGATTTCGAGTCCCCTTGACAATACCGCGCCCATCGGTTATAATGGGCATCTCGCCTCTGTAGCGCAGTTGGTAGCGCAGTAGACTTTTAATCTATTGGTCGTGGGTTCGAACCCCACCGGAGGCATTATGAACGACCCGACACTTCAAGCCCTGATCGAACACGACAGACTCGCCATGCTTGTAACCGAACTCATGGAGTTTTGGTTAGATGGTGACGAACCCCCCGTCTGGCTCGTTGACGAGTACTACGACCAACATCAGAAAGTTTTGGAGGCAATGAACTCCATGAAACTTTTTGAGACAGTCAACAAGCACAACAGCGACTACTACGAGAAGATTCAAGAAAAAATAAAATCTTCTCTTGACAAGACCCCCGACTTGTTCTAGAATGGGGATACGGCACGGTAGACCAACGGCAGAGTCAATTGACTCAAAATCAATAAAGTGTGGGTTCGAATCCCACCCGTGCTACTAAAATAGAGGCGGTGCTTCTTCAAGCCCGCCCGAGTTGAGAGGGCGAAAAGTCTGACGAGCCGGATGGTGGAATGCGCTGAACCTAGAGCCGTTCTTAAATCCTAGTGCAGTAAAGTAGCCTTCGACTGTTCCCGTAGCCCAGTTGGATAGAGCAGCCGCCTTCTAAGCGGCAGGTCGCTGGTTCGAATCCAGCCGGGAACGCTTGACAAACCCAAACCAGGAGGTACAATGTACCGCACGACAAATTATATATTTTAAGTTTGGCGGTGTTCACATAACCGCATAGAGGCAACCTACGGTTGCACGGTTCGCAGAGCCGTACAACTCTGCATATGGAAGGGTGGCTGAATCGTAGTTAGAGCGCATGCCTTATAAGCGTGAATATGTGGGTGCAACTCCCGCCCCTTCCACTTCCGTTTTTTTGCTTGACAACCCCCAACCCCGAGGTATAATAGGTACATGACCATCGACACCAACACCGTTCTAATGACCCTCATGGGCGCAATCACCATCTTTTTTGCCGTTGGCTTCATTCGTGGCCGACTCAACGAGAGGTTCAATGCGTTCTCCGTCCGTCTTGACAACACCGAGGATTCTTGGTGGCGTGAGAACGAGCGGTTGAGCAGCCGCATCAATGCCCTTGAGCGCGAGTGTGCAAGAGAGCGTGGTCGCGCTCTTGTCGAAAAGTGTGACAAGAACTTCTACAATACGGGAGCCTGACGCTACTGCTCCTGTTTCATACCCAACCCCCGCCGCAAGGCGGGGGTTGTTCTTTACTACTATCAGAAATTGGCTATTAGGCCAATTTCTGACCGCCTGATAGTAGCCGATTATAATAATGGACGGGATGTTACCGGACGCAAAGAATCTCAAAAATTTTTGACGAATCTTCTTGACAAGATTGAAGTTTGTGGTATCATGTGCAACATGAACAGCATCGACAACCGCAAGACCAAGTTTCTCAAGTCTCTGACCGATCTCTACGGCGTTCCCTCAACCATCGGTGAGGCACGGTACACCCGTGAGCAGTGCATCAACGCCTTCCACAACACCTACAAGATGTCGCCCAACGACAACTACAGCACCCTCCCGGCTTGGCTCGTCCAAGACAAGACCCGTCGCGTTGGTCGCGGTCTGTACACCATCCCGGAGATGGTTGCCCTTGACAGCGCAGAAATTGTGACGGAATCTTCGGATTCCCTCTTGACCCCCGCAGAATCTTCGGATACAATCACCGCCATGAACAGCACTTCCTACAACCTCGTCATGCCGTCCAACGATGTCTCGCTCGTCCCCATGAAGAACGACACTTTCGTGCCGTGGGGTCACTTCGATGACATCAACACCATCCTCGCCTCCAAGCAGTTCGCTCCCGTCTACATCACGGGTCTGTCGGGCAACGGCAAGACCACGATGAT